TCGAACTGCTGGCCGTTGAACTCGGTGATCTGCAGGGCTTCGATTTCGACCTCATGCTGACCGGGTTTTCGGATGATGAGCTGTCGAAGCTGCTGGCGGAAAAGACCGAGGGCAACACCGACCCCGACGAGATCCCTGAAGCGCCGGTCGACCCGATCGCCAAACCCGGCGATGTCTGGCTGCTCGGCAAGCACCGTCTGGTCTGCGGGGACAGCATCGATGCCGACACCGTGGCCAAGGCGCTGAACGGTGTCTCGCCCCACCTGATGGTGACTGATCCGCCCTACGGCGTGGAATATGATCCGGCATGGCGGGAGCAAGCAGGCGTCGCTGCCGGCGGCTCGGCCAAGGGCAAGGTTCTGAACGACGACAAGGCCGACTGGCGCGAGGCATGGGCACTGTTCCCGGGCGTTGTAGCCTACGTCTGGCACGCTGGTCTTTATGCCGGTGTAGTCGGCGACAGCCTCGCGGCCTGCGACCTAATGCTCCGCTCCCAGATCATCTGGGACAAAGGCCAGCTGGTCCTATCGCGCGGCGACTACCATTGGGAGCATGAGCCCTGCTGGTATGCCGTGAAGAAGGGCGCCAAGGGTCACTGGTCCGGCGACCGCAAGCAGACGACTGTCTGGCATATCGCCAAGCCCAAGAAGAACGAGACGGGTCATGGGACCCAGAAGCCGGTCGAGTGCATGAAGCGCCCGATCGAGAATAATTCCAGCCCCGGCCAAGCAGTCTACGAGCCATTCTCTGGCTCGGGCACCACTATCATTGCCGGTGAAATGACCGGCCGCTCAATCCACGCGATCGAGCTTAACCCGGCCTACGTCGATGTCGCCATCAAACGCTGGCAGGATTTTACGGGGCTTGAAGCCCGGCTCGAAGGAGATGGACGGACCTTTGCAGAGATTTCAGCCGGGCAGAAGCAGGACATCAGTGATGAAACCCGGAACGAAACCCAAGCCGACCCATCTGAAGCTGGTCACGGGTAATCCCGGCAAGCGGACGCTGAACCGCAAGGAGGCCAAGACAAAGGCAGCCATCCCGGCACCGCCCCATCATCTGACCGCAGACGCGATTGAGGAATGGAACCGGGTGGCGACCGAGCTCTACAACCTCGGGATCCTCTCCGAGATCGACCGGGCGGCACTCGCTGCCTACGCCGTGGCTTATGGCCGCTGGGTCCAGGCTGAACGCGCAATCGCCAAGATGGCCGAGAAGGACCAGCTGACCGGCGGCCTCATGATCAAGACATCGAACGGCAACGCGATCCAGAACCCGCTGGTGGGCACCGCCAACAAGGCGGCGGCCGACATGATGCGTTACGCCGCAGAATTCGGGATGACGCCGAGTGCCAGGAGCAGGATCGCGGCCCAGCCGCCAGAAGAAGGCACGGACCCCGCCGACCGCTTCTTCGCCTGACCGGACGCTCGCCTATGCCAAGGCGGTGGTCGCAGGCGAGATTGTCGCCGGACCCCATGTTCGCAATGCCTGCAAACGGCACATCGCGGATCTCGCGCGTAAGGACGGTATCTGGTTTGACCATGATGCCGCGAACCACGCCTTCGCCTTCTTCGAGGAGGTGCTGAAGCTTTCCGAGGGCCAGTTCGAGGGACAACCCTTCGAGCTACAGCCGAGCCAGGCATTCATCGTCGGCTCGCTGTTCGGCTGGAAGCGTAACGACGGTCGCCGCCGGTTCCGCCGCGCCTATATCGAGCAAGGCAAAGGCAACGGGAAGTCGCCGGTTGCGGGCGGTATCGGCATTTATGGGATGACAGCCTGCAAGGAGGCAGGCGCGCAGATCTATGCAGCCGCGGCCAAGAAGGAGCAGGCCAACATCCTGTTTCGCGATGCGGTGCGGATGGTCCGGCAATCGCCGGCTTTGGCCCGGCGGTTGGAGTTCTCGGGCGGTCCGGGGCGCGAGTTCAACATCGCGCATTTGTCGAGCGGCAGCTTCTTTCGCCCGGTCTCGCGCGATACCGGCAAGACGGGTTCGGGCCCGCGACCCTATTTTGTGCTGGCGGACGAGGTGCACGAGCTTCCGGACCGCTCAATCATCGAGATGCTGGAGCGCGGCTTCAAGTTCCGCCGTGATCCGCTGCTGTTCATGATCACGAACTCCGGCTCGGACCGCAATTCGGTCGCATGGGAGGAACACGAACACGCCATCCGCGTGGCGGCTGGTAACCCTGACGCAGTGACTGATCCGACCTTTCTGGGCCAGGTCCTCGACGACACGACGTTCAGCTATGTCTGCGGGCTTGATGAAGGCGACGACCCGCTGACCGACCCCAGCTGCTGGATCAAGGCGAACCCGCTGCTCGGCGTCACGATCACCGAGCAATACCTCACGGAAGTCGTGGCGCAGGCGAAAGCCATCCCGGGGCAATTGAACGGGATTCTGCGGCTGCACTTCTGTGTGTGGACCGATGCCGAAACCGCCTGGATGGCGCGCTCGACGCTCGAGCCGCTGCTTGCAGAGTTCGACCCCAAGGCGGGCCAGTCTGTCTGGCTCGGGCTCGACCTCAGCCAGAACCGGGATTTGACTGCGCTGGCTGCGGTTCAACGTAATGGCGAGAAGGACGGGAAACCCTGCTTTGATGCATGGGTCGAGGTCTGGACGCCCGGTGATACGCTCAGTGCCCGCGTGCTGCGCGACAAGCAGCCCTACGACCTCTGGGTCGCAGATGGATTTCTGAATGCGCCGGCCGGCGAGAACATCAGCTTTCGCCATGTGGCGCAGGCGCTCGCCGAGATGGCATCGGACTTCCGGGTCGAGGCCGTGGCCTACGACCGTTACGCCTTCCGAAGGTTCGAGGAGGAGGTCGCCGAGCTTGGTCTCGACCTCACCTTTGTCGAACACCCACAGGGCGGTACCAAGCGGGCCAAGCCTGCGGGCGAGATGACCGAAGGCCTCTGGATGCCGGGCTCGCTCCGGCACGTCGAAGAATTGATCCTCGAGGGCCGCATCAGGCTCAAGCGCAATCCGGTCCTCATCTCGGCAATGATGTCGGCGGTCACCGAGACCGACCGCTGGGACAACAAGTGGCTCTCCAAGCAGCGGGCCATCAACAAGATCGACGCAGCCGTCGCGCTGTGCATGGCAGTGGGGGCAGCGATGGCAGGCGATACCTCCGGCTCCATAGATGACTGGCTGAAAAGCCTGGCATCATGAACCTGCTGCAAAAGGCGCTTGGTTACCTCGCGCGCTCCATCGGCCTCACTGACCCGCGGCTGGTGCAAGCCGCAGGCGGGCGCACGACCACCACTGGTGAGGTGGTTTCGACCAGCTCCGTGCTGGGGCTCGCCTCGGCCTGGGCATGCGTCAATCTGCTCGCCGGTACGATCGCCTCGCTCCCGCTCATGGTCTACCGGACCCGGGGCGGCGCAAGAACGGTCGCGAGCGACCACCCGCTCTACCGGATCCTGCACGACAGTCCGAATGCCGATCAGACCGCCGTCGACTTCTGGGAGTTCATCTGCGCCTCGATTGAACTCAATGGCAATGCCTATGCCGAGATCATCCGGGGCAGCAATGGCCGGGTAGTGGCGCTGAGCGTGCCTATCGCGCCTGAGCTGATGACGGTGCGCCGTCTGCGCGACGGCAGCCTCGAATATGAGTGGTCCGATGGCGGCATTCGCAATGTCGTCAGCCAGGACAACATGCTCCACATCCGGGGCTTTGGCGGCAACCCGCTGGGCGGTCTTTCGACCCTCAGCTTCGGCCGTCAGACTTTCGGATTGGCGCAAGCCATCGAACGGGCCTCAGGTGACACCTTCCGCAACGGCGTGCGGCCGTCGGGCCTTCTCAAGACCGCCGACAGCCTGACCCTAGACCAGCGCAAACAGGCCGAGGAACTGCTGCAGGAAAAGTTTGCCGGAGCGATCAATGCCGGACGGCCGATGCTGCTCGATCGCGGCATGGACTGGGTCCAGCTCTCAATCAGCCCGGAAGATGCCCAGATGCTGCAGAGCCGGGCCTTCTCGGTTGAGGAGGTCTGCCGCTTCTTTGGTGTGCCGCCATTCATGGTCGGCCACACCGAGAAGACCACCAGCTGGGGCACCGGGCTCGAACAGCAGACGCTGGGGTTCCAGAAGTTCACGCTGCGCAGGCGGCTCAAACGCATCGAACAGGCGCTGGCCAAACAGCTGCTCTCACCCGCCGACCGGCAGGCAGGGCTTGTCATTGAATTTAACCTCGAAGGTCTGCTGCGCGGCGACAGTGCGGCACGCGCCTCCTTCTACCAGCAGATGCTGACCAATGGCGTGATGACCATCAACGAGGTCCGCGCACTCGAAAACCTGCCGCCCGTCGAAGGCGGCGATGTCCCCCGCATGCAGATGCAGAACGTGCCCATCAGCCAGGCAGGATTGCTGCCGCTTGACCAAGCGAATGCCCCATCGGAGCCCCCTAAATGAAACATCTCACCCTGACCCTCAAATCCAGTGATCTTCAGGATACTGGACAGTTCGAGGGCTACGCCTCGACCTTCGGCAATGTCGACCAGGGCGGCGATCTCATCGAACCGGGCGCTTTCCGGGAGAGCGTCGCCAAGGCCCGCGCCGAAGGCTGGGGCATCCCGATGCTCTGGCAGCACGACCAGCGCGAGCCCATCGGCGTCTGGCGCGACATCTTCGAGGATGACCGTGGCCTGTTCGTGCGTGGCCAGCTGATCCTCGACGGCGATCCCGTCGCGCAGCGCGCCTATGGCAAGCTGAAGCACGGCGCTCTCGGCGGCCTCTCGATCGGCTACACCATCCCCAAGGGCGGCGCCGCACCCGACCCCTACAAGGCCGGCGTCCTGCGCCTCAAGAAGATCGATCTTCGCGAAATCAGCCTCGTCACCATGCCCATGAATACCGAGGCCAAGGTGACGGCGGTCAAGACAGTCACCGACGGGCAGACGATGCCGTCGCTCTCCGATTTTGAGAATTTCCTGCGCGAGGCAGGGTTCTCGAAAAGCCAGGCCACCGCAATTGCGGGGAAAGGCCTCAAATCGCTGCTCCGGAGTGAGTCCGGCAGTGAGTCCAACACCGACTTTCTGTCGGCTCTTGCCGCGCAAATCCGCGGCTGAACCCACCTCCTACGGAGCAATCCCATGACTGAGACCAAGAGCGCCGATCAGTTGGCGCAAGAAGTGAAGGCTGCGTTCGATACGCGCCATGACCAGGTAAAAGCCATCGCCGAAGAGGCGCTAGGCAAGGCTGCCAAGGGTGAAGAACTCTCGGCCGCGACCAAGCAACTGGCGGACGAGGCGCTGACCGCGCTGAATGAAGCCAAGGCCCGCCTCGACGAGGTCGAGCAGAAGCTCGCCCGCAAGAAGCAGGACGACGAACGCTCCGACTACCGGACCATCGGTGAACGCGTCGTTTCTTCCGACACCATCAAGCCGTTCTTGAACAGCAAGACCGCGCGCGGCCGCGCCAGTGTCGAGGTCAAGGCGATCGTCTCTGCCCTCACGACCGATGCCAATGGCTCGGCCGGCGACCTGATCGTTCCTGACCGCCAGCCCGGGATCAACACCCCTGGCCAGCGCCGCCTGACCGTCCGCGACCTGCTAACCCCGGGTCGCACCAACAGCAATGCGGTGCAGTATGTGAAGGAAACCGGCTTCACCAATGCAGCGGCCACCGTTTCGGAAACGGCCGGCGCCACGAAGCCGCAGACGGACATCAAGTTCGATGTCGTGACCAGCAGCGTCACCACGATCGCCCACTGGGTTCTGGCAACCCGCCAGATCCTCGACGACGTGCCGATGCTGCAGTCCTACATCGACGGCCGCCTGACCTATGGCCTGGCGCTCGTTGAAGAGAACCAGCTGCTGAACGGCGGGGGTACCGGCACCGACCTGCATGGCGTTTACACCCAGGCAACCGCCTTTGCGCCGCCGATCACGATCGCGGCGCCTGTCACTCGCATCGATGTCCTGCGCCTCGCCATGTTGCAAACGGCGCTTTCCGAGCTGATGTCGACGGGCGTCGTGCTGCATCCGTCCGACTGGGCGGCGATCGAACTGCTCAAGGACACCACCGGCCAGTTCATCATCGGCAATCCGCAGGGCAACCTGTCGCCGACGCTGTGGGGGCAGCCAGTGGTGGCAACGCAGTCGATGGCGACGGGCAAGTTCCTGACCGGCGCCTTCCAGCTCGGTGCGCAGATCTTCGACCGCATGGACGCCATGGTCGAGATCTCGACAGAGGACGACCAGAACTTCCGCAAGAACCTGGTGACGGTCCTGGCCGAAGAGCGCCTCGCGCTCGCGGTCTACCGCCCGGAGGCTTTCGTGAAGGGCGACTTCGCTGCTGCTGCCACCGCGGCAACGGCTGCGTGATGATGCAGGGGCCGGCTCCTTCCGGCCCCTCTCATCCAACGGAAGGGATAACCCATGATCCTCAAAGCCCTTGATACCCTGCACATCAGCTCGGTCAGTTCCAACAACATCCTTGCCGGTCAGAGCTTCGAGCTCGTCGATCATTTTGGCCGACAGCTGATCGAACGCGGGCTTGCTGTTGAGGCCGGCGGGAGTGAACCGGCCCCTGCTGTCACCCGCAAATCCGGCTCCACGCACCGCACCAAGGTGGAATAATGTCTGAGATCGTCACGATCGAGCCGCCCCAGGACCGTGCCGTGACGCTCGAGGAAGCACGCCAGCAGCTCCGGCTTGATGGCCGCGATGAAGATCTGCTGGTCGGGGCCAAGCTCGATGCAGCCCAGGCCGAGCTCGAACAGCAGACCGGCCTGAAGTTGTGCGAACAGGCCCTCGAACTGCAGCTGGAAAGCTGGGAAGACGAAATCACCGTGCCCATCCGGCCCTGCTCGGTAGCCGAGATCCGCTACACTGCCCTGGGCGGAGCAACGGTGCCCCTCCCAGAGACGGACTATGTAGTCCGCCGACGGCACGGGTTCACCCGCATCCGCCCGGCATCCGGGAAATCTTGGCCCGAGCTGGGTGAAGACGGCCTGATCCGGATCACACTGTCGGCCGGATTTGATGAGAACGACCCTGATCTGGCGATCGCCCGCGCTGCGATCCTCGTCAAAACCGCATCCCTGTTCGAAAACCGCGAAGGTGCAGCCTGTCTCGCCTTCGACACGTTGGTGGGTCAGCTCAAATGTCGCTGGATCTAGCCTCGAAGCTCGACACAAGGATCCGGATCGAGTGCAAGGTCGTCACGCACGATCCCCAATATGGTACCGAACAGGTTAATTGGACCGAGTTCGCCTGCGTCTGGGCCGAGGTGAAGGACATTCTCCCGTCCAAGGCCGAGCGCCTGGCCGACAGCATCCAGATTGGTCGCCGTCCCGCCCGGATCCGCATTCGGCATCTGCCTGGCCTCTCCGCAGATATGCGGGTCATCATCGATTCACGCGTCCACCAGATCATTTCCGGCCCGGCAACGTTGGGGCGGCGGGAGGCCATGGAATTCATGGTCGAGGAACATTCGAGCGAAGGAGCCGCACCATGACGATACGGCTCAAGGGCGGCCCTGAATTGCTGCATATGCTCGATGAACTGCCCAAAAACCTGGAGCGCAACGTGATCCGTGGAGGACTTCGGGCCGGTGCCAAGGTTATACAGCAGCAGGCCAAGGCCAATGTGCCGGTGAGGACCGGGCAATTGAAGCGCGCGATCGGGATTGGCACCCGAGCCGACGGCGCCAAGCTCTCGTCTTACGTCAAACTGCGTGGGAAAGGCTCCTATCTTGGCCTGTTCATTGAATATGGCGTCGCACCTCACCTGATCTCGGTTTCCGAGGCGGACAAGCCGGTGCGTGAGACCCGGCGTGGCCCGCGCAAAGTCAGTATCGGCACAATCAACAAAATGGTGAAGCGCGGCAGCCTCAAAATTGGCGAGAACTTCGTCGGGCCCACGGTCATGCACCCCGGTCACGCCGCAAAACCCTTCCTGCGCCCAGCGCTTGACCAGAAAGCCGAGGAAGCGGTGAATGCCATGGGCTCCTACATCGCCCACCGCGTCCAGATCGGGACCCTGAAGGCACCGACCCTCGAGGTCGATGACGAATGAACGGTGTTATTGCGGTCCGCTCGCTCCTGGTGGCTGACACCGGGGTGACGTCGCTTGTCCCCGTTGCGCGGATCGCCGCTGGGATGCTGGCGCAGGGCACGGACTTGCCGGCGATATCGCTGATGTCGGTCAGCAGTGTCGACCGCAACGTTCCGGCTCCGGGCGCGAAACGCCGCGTCACCGAGCGCGTGCAGGTGACCGTTCTGGCCCGGACCTACACTGAAGTGAAAGCCATTATCGCAGCCGCCCGCCAGGCGGCGGCCGACCGGATGCCCACCATCGACGAGCTCTTTGACGTGACCGTCCACACAGATTCCGCCGGTCCTGATTTCCTCGACGAGGAGACCGGCATCCACATGCAGACGCAAGACTTCCGCGTCTCATTCAACGAGGCGCGCTGAGCCTCACCTTCATAAGGACCCTTTGCCATGACCGTTCGGACTTCCGCCGGCACCACTTTGAAGGTGTCGGCCTCTACCCCTGCGACCTTCGATGCCACCGGCTATAATGCGCTGACCATGACCGTGGTGGGCGAAGTCTCCGATCTCGGTGAGTTCGGCCGCGAGTTCAATCTCGTGACCTTCAATCCCGTGGGCAGCCGCGGCGTGGTCAAGAAGAAGGGTAGCTTCAACCAGGGTACGATGCAGATCCAGCTGGGTCTCGACACTGATGATGCCGGCCAGATCCTGCTCAAATCCGCCTCGCTCTCGGACGCTGATCACAGCTTCCTCGTCACCACCCAGAACGGCGACAAGTACTATTTCCAGGCGCAGGTCATGAGCTTCAAGGTCAATGTCGGTTCGGTCGATCAGATCACCACCGCCACCGTGACCCTCGAACTCACCACCAATTCCGCCGGTGTGGGCATTGTCGAAGTCCTCGCGCCCTGATCCCTGACACCCTGACGGAGATATCCCATGTTTGACATCACAACGCTCGCCGCCACCGATACCTCGACCCTCGAACTGGTCGGCGGCGACGACGCACCGCTGTTCGACGAAAAGGGCAAGCGCCTCTCGATCACGGTCTACGGTCCAGGCTCCAAGGTCTACCAGCGCGCCCAGGCTCGCCAGCAGAACCAGCTGATGGACAAGATCAAGAAGCGCGGAAAGATGGACCAGACGGCCGAGGAGAAGCTTGCCGAACAGGCTGACTTCCTCGCTGCCTGCACGGTCAGCTTCAATGGCTTCACCTATCCGCCCGCCGACGGGCTCGAAGGTCAGGAACTGTTCCGCAAGGCCTATGCCGATCCCTCGATCGGGTTCATCGCCACGCAGGTCGCCGCCCACATCAATGACTGGGCAAATTTTACGAAGAGCTCGGCCGAGAGTTGAGCCTTTACGTGCGACAACTGGCGTGGCTGGGCACCGCGCCCAAGCCGCGCACTGGAAAAACGCCAAAGCCTGATCCGGAGAGCGAACCGCTGACCCGGCTGCAGCGAATGGCCATCGACGACCTTAGTCCGGACTTTCCACCCATCCGCACCCCTTGGGTGATCGACTGGCTCATGGAAGTCGGCCCCACCGATCCCGGCGCGATGGGCGCAGTACCCATCTCCTGGGCCACGATTGGCGAGTGGCAGCACTGCATGGGGCTCGATCTGCCGCCCTGGCTGGTCCGCCTGCTGCGGCGCCTATCGGTGGAGTTCGTCGCTGAAACTGTCCGTGCCCGCGAGCCCGACTGTCCGCCGCCATGGACTGCCACGTCCGCCCTCAATCGTGATGAAGTCTCCCGGAAAGTATCCAACGCCTTCCGGGCGCTGATGATGTCGAAGGAGCCCAGCACGTGAAAGCAGGCACCCTCGAAATTGAAATGATCACCAACGTCGCCCGGCTCCAGAAAGAGATGGCTGACATGAAGCGCACGGTGGCAGGCGCGATGGGCGACATGGCGGACAGCGCCTCGCGTGCAGACCGGGCGCTCAATGCGGTCGGAGGCGGCGGTGTCACGCGCATGGGCGGCTCGGCCAAGCTTGCCGGGCACCATGTCCAGAACCTCGTCTTTCAGCTCAACGACATGGTGGTCGGCCTGTTCTCCGGCCAGAAACCCATGACCGTGTTCATGCAGCAGGGCACGCAGATCGGACAGATCGCCATGCAGGCCGGTGTCGGCATCGGCGGCATGGCCCGGGCGCTGCTGGGGCTTGCTGCCAGTGCGGCGGCGGCAGCGCTGACAAACCCCTATCTTCTCGCAGCCGCTGCTGCCGCTGGCATCGCGTTCGGCGCATTCAAACTCTTCCAGTCGAGCGTGAAGCAGACGGGCGAGCTCGACCGCTATGCGCAAAGCTTGGGGCTGACTAAGAAGGAAATGGAAAAGCTGGGCCCCGTCGGGATCACCGTCGGCGACACCATGAAGGGGCTGTGGAAGACCGTCTCGGATGGACTCAACTTGGGCTCGGTATTCTCGACACTCAAGGACTGGGCGGTCACGGCCTTTGAGGCGGTGCTGACTGCTGGCAAATACGCAGTCGCCATTCTCTATGCTGGCTGGATTGGCGGTTTTAACGCGATCCGGATCACCTGGACCGCATTGCCCGGCGTTGTTGGGGAAGCAGCCGTCGGAGCAGCCAATCTCGCGATTAGCGGCATCGAATACCTCGCCAACAAAGCGATCGCTGCCCTCAACTGGCTCGCCGAATGGGTGAACCCGGTGCTCGGCCGCGTCGGGCTTGCCACCATCACCCGGATCGAGAGCGTTGCTCTGCCGCGAATGGAAAACAGCTTTGCCGGCTCTACCGCCCGCATGGGCGCACAGGTCCGCGATGAATTCGCGTCTGCTTTTGGTGATGCCATGAGCATGATGGACGCCTTTTCCGCGCGGTGGCGGGAAAACAGCATCGCTGCTGCAAAGGCCCGGCTTGCCGCCAAGGCGGAAGAGATCCGAGGTGACAGCACCGACCGTGCCAGCAGCGCCCAAGGCCCGAAGGAAACTGAAGCCGAACGTGCGCTTCAGGCCGCCCGGGACTTTGCCGCCAATCTTGCGCTTGAGACCGCCAAGATCGGCAAGACCCCGATCGAGATCAAGCGGATGGAAGTCGCGATGGCAGCACTCAAGGCGCCGACCGACGAAGCGCGCATTGCCATTCTGGAAGCCGGCGAAGCCTGGGAACAGGCTACACGCGCCTTTGCCACCTCGGAGTTCCTGCGCCAGACGGTTGCACCGCTCGAACAGCAGGTCGCTCTGCTTGGCCAGTCGGCTCGGGCACAAGCACTTGCCAATCTCGAAGCCGAGCGTGAACAGATCGTGCTGGAACGCGGGGTCGAAGCCTGGGAGCGGTATCGCGCCGCACGGATCCGGCTCATGGAAGCAGACTTCGCGCAAAGCGGTCAGGAGCAGTTCCTCCAAAGCCTGGACGACATGGTCTCGGCAACTGAAGCAGCGGCACAGAACATGGCCGATGCCTTCGGCTCGGTCGGCGGGGCAATTGGAACGATCACGGTCGAGATCACCCGTTTTGCCTCGGCCCAAGCTGCTGCAGCCCAGCGCGTGGCTGAAGCCGAGCGCGAATATGGACGCACCTCGTTTCAGTTTGCTGATGCGCGAGCCGCGCAGGCATCGGCTGAGATCAATCACTATGGTAATCTCGCCTCGGCCGCGAAGGGCTTCTTCAAGGAGGGCTCGGACGGCTACAAAGCGCTGCTGGCGGCCGAAAAGGTCTTTCGCGCCTTTGAACTGGCGATCGCCATCAAGAATGCGGCGGTGAAGATTGGACTGATCGGTGCGCAGACCGCCGCCAAGGTCACCAGCGACACTGCCATGGCAGCTTCGGACACTGCCCGTGCTGGCGTCGAACAGGGCAACTCGATCATTACGACCGGCATCAAGGCGGTGGAGGCCGTGGTCAACGCCATCCGCTCACTGCCGTTCCCGCTCAACATTGCAGCCGGTGCCATCACGGCCGGTGTCATTGCCTCGCTCGGTGTCGCGATCAGCGGCGCCTTTGGCGGGTCTCCAAAACTGCTTGCCGCCAATGATGGCACCGGCACAGTGTTTGGGGACAGCACGGCCAAGTCGGAGAGTATTGCCAAAGCCATCGATCACCTGCGCGAGGTCGACACGCTGACCATGCGTTATTCCGCTGCCATGCTGGCTTCCTTGCGCAACATCGAGGCCAACATCGGCGGGCTCACCAATCTCATCATCCGCACCAACGGCGCCGAAGCTTCCGCTGCAGGCGTGAACACCGGTTACCAGCCCACGGGCGTGACTGGCCTCATCGGCAGGGGACTGGAAGGCGTCGGGGCCGTTCTGAACAAGATCCCCATCATTGGCGGCATTCTGGGAGGTCTGGTCGGGCTCGTCGGCAAGGCGTTC